GCTGCTGATCGGGGACACTTAAACCCCAACCTAAACTTATATGCTTGCCTAAGCGAGTTAAAATAGCGGTAATTTGCGGTAAAGTCCTTTTGGGAATTTCTTCATAAGTAAGGTTAGTATGGCAAAGTAAAGTAGTGAAAACTTCCCCCCAATCAGGCGGCTTATCTTTCCTTTCATCGGGGGGAAGTATGGTCAGCCCGATATTCTAAGTATCGCTTTCGTAAATAGTTCTATCGCCTTGTCGGGCCACTTTTTCTCAATATCTTCAAATTTTACAGGGTTTCCATCTTCATCAAACACATGGGTATCAAAACACTCAATAAATGCCTTCCTTGTTTTATCATCTACAACGGTATATACGGGAGGCCCTAAAAGCATAGACTTCCCGTATTTTCTCGCTTCTTCAATAGTTAGTGCCTTGATAGAATAAACCTTGCCCTTAAATTTTGCAAAAGGGACAGGTTCATTCATCATTACATCAAGGTCAACAATTTCATTCTCATTATTAACCTGATAATTCTTTTTTTCTTCGCTCATAAAAAAATAAATGCCTCCTTTAGCCAATTAGGTAGTCAATTAGGTTTGCCTTAAGCACTTACATTTTCTACACGGTAATCTACAGCCTTATGACCCGGTCTTGGCTTTTGGATTGTCATGGTAAAGTTCCAACCCTGCGGTTCTCTTTGGCGGGTGGGCCATGCAAGCTCTCCAGATGCTATCATGCGGTCAAAGGTAAGAGAATCGGGAATTACAATGCCCTCATTGTCCTTCCTTGTGGCCTCGCCTGCAACTGTAACCCTGAAAACATCGTTATTGGTCTGTTCGGCCATTTCCATGTGCCCGGCTTTTGATGCTTTGTAATCATAAGCGGCAACAAGACTGATTCCCGCATCTTCTTCAGCAAATGTTAGAGTAGAGGACGCAAGGGAATATTTGCCAGTACTCAGGGGACTTGTGCTCTCTACAAATGGTGAGTTATCCTCATTGACCAAGACAAGGGTATCCGCTTCGGGAGCCTTCTTCAACGTTACAGTATAGGGGCTTTCGGAGGGAACGGAAATTTCCTCAATCCTGCGAATTGCAAGATTATCTTCTTCCTTATACTCAGAAGCCGTAAGAGCAGCGTAAAGCATCGGGTTAAAAGAGTTAAGGTTGAATGTTACGTTACTCCCCGTCTTACCTGTGCTAAAAGTCCAAGGCCAGTCAGAGTTACCATCCTCCAAATCCACTGTGTTATTAGTGATAGAAGCAGCAATAGATTGGACAATTCCGTTATAGAGAAATCTCTTGCTGTCTCTGTAGCGGAAAAGTTCCAAGTGTCCTGCTCGTTTATATACCAGTTCCATTAAACCACCACTCTCCTTTTTTAGAAATTGAATTCGTGAAACTAAATCACCCGGTAGAATGAATACCGGGAGCCTACACAAATAAAACCCTGCATTGAAGGAAGTTCACCTAATTGTCCATCAAAATGCAGGATCATTGTGCCTACTTGTTTTTTATGAAGCAGTTCTCTTACCCTTTTCTGCACCCTGTAAGCGTAATAATCTTGTGTGGCAGGAACATGAACATCTACCTGCAGTATCTCGTTGGTGATAATCTCGTTTCTGGTAGCCCGGGAGGGTCTAAAATAAAGGTTTAGCCTTCTATCACTCGTGGCTAAACCTTCGTAAATGCTACGTTTGATTATTCTTTTGTGCTTATCAAGATCGGGTGAATCAAGGGTAAGTCCAAGCCCCTCTAAAATTTGCTTGTCTTTCACAAAGAGAGTTTGAATCGCTGTCAAATCAGCTTCGGGATTGAAACAAGAACATCACCTGCCTTTCATTCATTAGTAGCAATAATATATTTGTGAAACGGGAATGTAGCTATTGCATCTCTAAGTATTTTCTGAATAGTGCCTATACGCATCCAAGCCATAGCAACAGTAAAAGCATGGGAAGGTGGTATGGGGTCGAATTTACCAGTATCAAATCTTCCCTTCTCTGGTGGATTTTCCTCAAGGTTTCTTCCCTCTAATGCACCAGAACTCTTTCTTTGTCTGCCAAAAATATCTGTATAGGTTCCTGCTGGTCGTCCTCTTATTGCTAAATCTTTACGTGCAGGGTTCCAGCCCTTAGCAGTATTGAAAAGGTAATCATCTAATGCGGGGTTGGCAGTGTCCATTTTCGTGCCGGTTCCAAAGGCATCAATAGTCGCCCAAGGACCACCAATAACCTCAGCAACCAGAACGTGTGCTAATGCTTTTAATTCACCTTCTTTTAAGTCTTGTATGCCTTCTGGTGTTTTCAAATGTGAACGCACTTCTTCAAGATAGGTTTCTTGCATCTGCTTTAATGCTTGTTCCAACCTTACCTGTAACGCCTTTTGGCAGGGTTCACGCATGAATTTTACTCCCATCTCAACAACCTCATTAAATCGTTATTTGCCTTTTCTATACACTTCCTCTGCTTCTTCGCCCAGTCCTTACGTGTGTATTTCGGCACGTTAAAAGGGGGAACCTTAATCCTGCTCTGAATGGCAACACAGAGAATTCCCGCCAAGTAATACCTCGCAATTTTGGAAAGTAAAGCGAATTTAGGTTCGCTGTCCACTTTTCCCCTTAGTTTCAGAATGGCAGGAGAGAGCATACTCTTCATGGCTTCAATATTGATAGGGGCATCAATCATCGAATTAGGACACAATTCTTCATCTGCTCCCAACGACTTGCGGATAGCATCATGGTAATTTTCGCCAAGATATTCTTCATACATGGTAAGTGCCTCCTTTATTCTTCTTCCTCACCATTGTCTATTGCTGCCGGTCGGGTATCTGCCCCAGTTTGTATTCTTGCAACACCGCCTAAGCCAATGTCGTCTATTGCATTTACCTTGTAATTCTTCCCGTTATATACAATACGGTCAAGCAACTCTATGTCAGCACTTTTAGGCACTTGAAAGATATACAAAGTTCCTTCAATTAAGCCGGGGTCACGCTGTCTTAACTCAGCAGTTACAATCTCACCAAAGGCATAAACGTTATCTTTTTGTTTCCATTCCTGAACAATAACGCCATTCTCAACCTTTTCTGTTAACTGCCAATGCCCAAGCTCCGCATTAACTATCACGCCAAACCATGCAAGCTCATTAGAAGCAGGGTCATTATTTACGGATTGTGCAATAAAGGTCATATTATTAGCCTGAAACACATCACCGCTAACAAGCCCTGAATCGGACAAAATCAATCCCTGCCAGTGAGCTTCCCTTGCACCGTAAATGCGGATTGCTCTTGTTGCTCTTGCAAGACTGATTTTAGTAGAAATATCTTTGGGTGATCTTAGAATAGTGCAATCCTGCCCTTTTGATAAAAGGTATTTAGTTACATAACCACTCATAAAATCACCCGCTTGTAGTAAAATATTTCATTTTCGGCATCTCGATAAGTTTGGACAGGTAAACATCCCGCTTATCCTGCAATTCTGCCTTCTTCTGATCCCAATCAATGCTTAATTCATAAGTAGCATGGGGGCCGGATTCTTTTGTCGGTAATCTTGCAGGCATAGAATCACAAACAAGGACAGCGCACTCGCAAGCTGTAGCAGATTCAAGATAAGTTTTCTTATCGCCCGTTAAATCAGCATAGCCGGGAACGATCTCGATTATATTTGCTTCGGCAACATCCACAATGTCCGGTTGTTCCAAATCATCATCAGGAACAAAGGCCGAATCTATGCCCAGTAAATTCCTGATTCGGCCTTGCCATCCCTCTTCTGTTAAAATCCTATTTGCCATAAGGGACTACCCCCTTACGCCAAATGAAGAACTTTAGTAGCTTCGTTGAACACTTTAGCGTATCCATTTGTTTCGGATAATGTAAGGATCTCTGTTTGACGTTCAATAAACTTGCCAGCTTCGTAAATATCACTGCCTGCTTCCGTTACCTGCTCAATGGCAAACTGATTGTTAATACCAATAATTTTATTGGCACCAACATCCTTATGCCAGAACAGCCTTACAGCACCAGAGGGCATTTGCGGAGCAGTCAGATTTATGCCAACGCTTGTCCCTTGCGCTAAAATCTTTAATACATCAGCAGCAGAAAGGTTTGGAAGTTCGGCTAAAACAATGTTGATAAATCCTGCCTTATCAGCGATTATAGTGTTGCAGGGAAATTCCTCAAATTCCATCAGGAACCGCAAAAACACCTCAGCGGTAAGTGTGGTAGCACTTCCAACCAGATCGCTCGACTTAATGACAGGGGCAGCATTATTGTTACCGTCACCGTTAACAATAACATTGATGATTTCCTCAACCTTGTCTTTTGCTACCTGCATAGCCATTCTGCGAAGATGTAATGCAAGCATGTCAATCTTCATCCGGCGAAGGACTTCATAACTTGCTTCGATAGCCCTACCGAATTTATAAATCTTGACAACTTGATCCCGCCCGGTAATCTTTACTCTCGGCAGTTCGGCTGCCTCTGTTACTCTTTTCTTCTTCTGCTTAGCGGGTTGATCGTCAACATAGAATGTCCTATAGGTATCAGAATCAATAGTAGTAAATACACCCACCAAATAAGGAAGCATGGTATCTTGCACAATGGCTTCCCTTACGCTTCTTGCAATGTATTCAGGGAATAAAAACCTGCTTTCCTCTGTCCTGTAAAATGCTTCCACTTCGCTTGCGCTAATACCCTTATCATAGATTGACCTAGTAAAAATACCTTCCTGCTTTAAAGCTCTCTGGAAGGCATCAAGTTTTTCTCCTTCAGGGGTCGGGTATTTTTGTTCTAAGAACTGCGAAATAGTCTGTTTTGCAGCTCTCGCCTGGTCATACATAGTACGACTTAAAACAATTTTATCTGCCAATTAAAGATCACTCTCCTTTCTTTTTAATGCCAAGTTAACAAATCAGAACCATAACTTTTTTGTTTTCACTATCAACACTAACCGCCTTAGCTGGGCCAGTAGCGCCAGTAGAAGCCTTAACAGCACCGTTACCATCAACTACCAGATAATCTCCAGCATTGGGAAGGCTGTCGGAAACACCGTCAAATTCAGTATAACCTGCATCCTGGACAGTCACATAGCCGTCAAATTCATACTGGTTAATTTTGCCAAGCAACGGATCACCCTCACTACCAAAACCTACTTCACCATTACCGGTAATTGTTACGGCTTTGCCGATAACAGCGCTCCTACCGTCATTCTCCCATGCCCTTGCTGCCGCTACAGCAGAAACTAAAGCAGCGTTAGCTTTATAGGTAGATGCCCTGTAACCAATGCCCTCAAAATCAAGACCACCTCTTCCTGCCAATTACAATCACTCCTTTCATGTAATTAAAAATACCGCATTATTAGCGGATTTGGTAAATAAGCTACATTTCAAATGCTTCATCGGGATAATCATCTGCAGGCTCATTATCGCCCTGCTTTTCTGCTTCGGGATCAGTTTGCCTTCCGGCAGGTATAGCGGATTCTGCTTCAGCTTTAAAGGTTTCGATAATATTCTTCATTTCCTCAGCACTCATAAGCTCGAAACGGGTTTTCCATGCCCGCTTATTGAACTTATCGCCCTGCGCACGAACACCCCATTTTTCAGCATCTTCCTTGAGTTCGTTAAGGTATTTCATGCCTTCTTGTGCATAAATGAGCAGTTGTTCCGGCTCAATCTCCTGCCCTAAAAGCTCTGTGGCTTCGTCACGGGTTAGATAAACCTCAATGCTTTCAGCTTCCCGGATTTCTTCCTGTGCTTCTTGCTCTAAGTCTTTTTCAAGTTTTTCTTTATCGCTCAAATTATCACCACCTTTCGATAAAGTAACGCCTTTGACGTATCCCTTAACTTCCACTTCGCCACGTTTGGCAAAGGTCAGAAGTTTGCCCTTCGTGGCACTATAGGTATGAAACAGTGTTATCCCTGGTTCCAAGCCTTTAAAATCATCAATAGCAACCATCGGGGTTTCGCTTAATCGCTCTACTTGGGACAAAACACCGGCAGTAGGATAAGCACCGTCAAAGACTATACTATTTTCAAGCAAATTGCCGGGAGGTTTCGCAATCACATAGCAAAGTTCGCCATCGTATTCCCTGCCTTTAAAATGCTCACATTTGCTGTAATCCCTGTAATCATTGCCGCAAATAGAACATTCGTAAGTGCTTGACATCCAGCCGATAGAAGTATCGAACGCTGTCCCGTCTGAAAGGTCAGCTATCAAGGCATCGGTAGAAATACCGTCCTTCTCCTTGCCCCTAACAAGGTAATGGTCTGCGTATAATGCCCATTGTTCCCCTTCGGTATCGCTTCTTTTAATCTGTGCATCAAACGTCCTACCGTAAACAAGGGCAAGTTGCCCGCCGAAGAAGTTTGCCCATGAATGGTCAAGCATTAGGGCAATCCCTGTTTTAGCATCTTCCTTAAATACGTTCAGCAGGGATTTATGAATCTGCATGTAGCGGTTAGGGATAACCATGTCGCCAACAAGTTTGGCGTTAAAAACAAAAACTTGCTCCGGTTCTAAGGGAATCCTTGCAAGCCTGTTAATCATCTCCATTTGTTTGCTTGTAGGAACGCCGTATTGCCTTGCCAACGACTGCCCTTCTATCACATCCTCGTCTGGTGAATGTAAGAAATGATCATGGTTCAAACCATCATCACCCCCTCTCTCTCTTTTTTATTGTCCTCCTGCGATCATATTGTTCTATGCCTTTTCCACAATACAAGCAAGGATTGTCTTTTACCTTAGTTTGGTTTACCGGCTTTCCACAAATAGGACACTTTCTTGTTAGTATTTTCTCTTTCAGAATCCTTGCGTTTGTGTTGATTTGCATTAATACCATCTCCTGCACTAAATGATACCCTGATTTGATCTTCGGGGTAGTCTTGGCTATAAGCCTTTTCTGCTCCAATTATTTCTTGAGCAGCTTGATCGGGGCTACAAAGTTTGAGAAGCATGTTAATAGCCCAGAATTCTTGCTGTTTGAGTTTAATGTCCATCCTTTGAAGCTCGCTTGCATAGTCAATATCGTTATGCGTAAATACAGGTATAGCCTGGATTCCTTTTACTCTTAGCCATAACCTCGCAACTTCTTCTATTAACCGCTTGCTCCCCTGCTGTATCGACTTAATCCCTCGAATGGTGATACTAAATTCTACTGTGCTATAAGTTTCCGTCTTGCCAGTATGTCTGTTAACCAGGGTTCCCAACTGCTTCAAGGCGTTCAGCATTTGGACATCAACTGTTTCTGTTACCGCCCTAACGTCAAGGGAACGGTTAGCATTAGCCCCCTGTGTCATATTAACCTGCACATCGTCAAAGTGCATGTAATCGGCATCGGGTTTCAAATTGCGGAAAGATTCTTCAATTTGTGAAAATATATAGTTATACCATTCAATCTGCTTTTTAGAATTAACTTTATAGTCTGCTGGCATATGCTTGGCAACCGCTTCTCTGTCAATAGAAATATCGTTACGGGGCCATCCTTGCCTGTGCAAAACTGCCTGTAAATCCTGTAATGTCTGCAATTGAAAATCAGTAGGTTGCAAGGCAGGAGCAAGGAGCAGGTTGCCTCTCGGATCATTTATATCAGGGTCGGTAGGAACACTGAAAATATTTGCATTTTCGAGGGATACTCTACCTTTTAATGCTTGACGTTGGTAGGGTATCCATACCTTTTTACCGTCCCGTTCTTCCAGTTCCCATTCGATTGTTCGAGGGTCGATAACATGGACATCGACAATATCTGTCCTATCCTCGCTTACCTCTACTTCAATCATCTGGTTCCCTAACAGGTAAGCGGAAGTATGCAGGATATTGATTAACCCGTCTAACCCTGCATTGGATATTTCGTTTACCCTTGCGGCAAATTCCCGCCATTCTTCTTCTATATCTTTAAGCATCACCTGCCTGTTATTAATATCAAAGAATTCCATTTTGTGCCCTTGGTTTGATAAACGAACAAAGTTCCATAGTGCCATTGACACATCAGGAACCTTTTTTCTGAGAAAATCAATTGCATTAGCTTCATCGGGGATTCTTCTTAATTCCGCAAGAATATCAGCTATACGGGAACGATAAGGCGACAATATTCCATGCGAATTTATCCCTGTTGCGCTTTTCCTTCCCGTAGGGATAGGGTCAGCCCTGCTTCTGCCACGTTGAAATATTTTGTTCCAAAATGCCAATTTATCACCACCTTTTACTTAGCCCATATTCTCTTAAAACTGCTACGTCCCAATACCGGCTTGCCTCCAATAGTTCCCTTAAACTCA